GTTTTGAACAAGAAATTCGCGATGCAGATCTCGCTGGAGTCGCCGCGCAAGCTGTTTTATATCCAATTGCCAAAGGTCTTACTTCGGGGCCCCACAACATGCTAGCGCAGGGGATCCGTGAGAGCCGCACGGGATGGTTTATCGGGCAGGATCTTGGTGCCCCAGCCAGTTATGTTAACTTCAGACAGCAAAAACTATTTCGCTTGGTCGGAAGAGGACATGGAGAATGGCTGCATAGGAACTGTAAGGTTTCAATCGATAAAGTTAAGCAGTCGGGAACAACCGTAACTGATTATGGAACATTTTCCTTGATTATTAGACAGCTAGCTGATAATGATGAATCGATTGTTGTGTTAGAGAGATTTGATAATCTCACATTAGACCCCACCTCTCCTGATTATATCGCTCGTCGTCTTGGTGACACATATACGTCCTGGGACGCAACAGAAAGAAGGCTCAAGACATATGGTGAATATCCAAACAATTCAAAATTTGTTTATGTCGAAATGAATTCGGATGTTGATGCTGGTGGCACTGATGCCACATTACTTCCTTTTGGATACTTTGGTCCTCCCAGGTTCCGCACCATGTATGATTTGAATAGTACGGGCGCCGTTGCGAAGACCCCAGGGTTCGCGGCCGGCGATGGTTCAACGCTATCTGACTTTTTTCTAACCGGCGGTGTTTCTGTAAATTCCCATCCAATGCGCAGCACGATGTCTCCCAACAACTCGTTGAAGTACGTTGTGTACCTTTCTGGGGGAGCCGGCATCAACTCGAATGTGAACGGCGGATACGGTGGTTCATGCACCGGCACTCTAAAGTTCCCATCTGTTAGGTTGCGTGTATCAGCGTCCGATGCTGGAATGAGCACTGTTACCAGAGCTTACTACGGAATGCAGAACACTAGAACAGCATCGAGCACAAGGGTAGATCCTAGTGCCGCAGATGTACATAATCTACTTTATACGAATTATGGCGATAATGGGGGTGGCCAGAATGCCACGTCTCCCTATGCTGTAGCGGGTGTAGAAGATTATGCCTATGTATTCTCGCTGGACGATATTGTATTAAAGAGTAGCACCACCACTGATTGGTTTTACTCTTCTGGCTCGCGAGTAAGAGAGAACTCATACACATCTGGTACTTACAAGAATCTTCTAAATGCAAGTGTTAATAGGTTCACGGCTCCATTCTGGGGTGGTTTTGATGGGTTTAATGTTGTAAACCCAGATCCGATGTACAACAAGGGGATGGTTGCTGCCGATAACGAAACAAGCAATTATATTTATTATACTTGGAAGCGAGCCATTGATACGGTTGCCGATCCGGAATATGTTAATATGAATCTCCTGGCGATGCCTGGACTTACTCATGATAGCTTGACAACCCATGCGGTTACCACTTGCGAAAGCCGCGCTGACTCGCTGGCTCTCATTGACTTGGCAAATGTTTATATTCCTCCTCATGAGCAGTGGTATTCTAGTAAAAATAGCAGAATTGGCACCACACCCGCTGCCGCGGCCACTGCCTTACAGGATAGGGTAATTGATTCAAGTTATGGTTGTACTTTTTATCCATGGGTTCAGACCCGTGATGCAACTACAGGCCAGCTTCTTTGGGTACCGCCTTCTGTTGCAATGATGGGGGTTCTTGCGAGTTCAGAAGCAAGATCTGAAATTTGGTTTGCCCCTGCCGGATTCAACCGAGGTGGTCTCACCGAGGGTGCGGCTGGAATTCCAGTTTCGAATGTTAGTGAGAGATTAATTTCGAGAGATCGAGACACGCTCTACGAGGCCGCCATTAATCCAATTGCCTCATTCCCCTCTAGCGGTATTGTGGTATTTGGACAGAAGACGCTTCAAGCGCGCCAATCTGCTCTCGATAGAATCAATGTCAGAAGACTGGTAATTTACTTGAAGAAGACAATTTCCGTTCTTTCAACTCAAATTCTCTTTGAACAGAATGTCCAATCGACCTGGAATAGATTTATTGGATTGATTGATCCGCTGCTGGCGAACGTCAAATCTAGATTTGGAATTACAGATTATCGTTTGATTTTGGATGAGACCACCACAACGCCCGATCTTATTGATCAGAATATCTTGTATGCCAAGATTATGATTAAGCCGGCTCGTGCGATTGAATATATTGCAATTGACTTCGTAATCATGAATACCGGTGCCTCATTTGACGATTAACAAAAGAAGTGGGGGGGATTTTCCCCCACAATACTATTTAAAATAGATAGATATAAGGAGTTCTATAGAATGTCGAATTTTTGGTCAGATAACTTTACCGCTGGGGGTATAAGAGACCCAAAGAGAAAATTTAGATTTAGAGTGGATTTCACTGGTTTTAATGATAAAGCCGGAGCGTTCCTATGGTGGGCAAAAACCGCCGCGAAGCCATCGTTTACGATTGCAAACGCGACTCATAAATTTTTAAATCATACATTTTATTATCCTGGCACTGTCGAGTGGGCAGATGTGGACATTGTTTTGGTAGATCCCATCGATCCTGACATGGCAGCTTCTTTTACGGCAATGGTTGAGGGTGGCGGTTATCACCCCCCCGAAAATTCGGAAGATCTAACCACAATGACGAAGGCAAAGGCTGCTTCTTCTGCTGGGCTAGTTACGATTACACAAATTGGTGCTGACGGGAAGGATTTAGAGAAATGGACTCTTTATAATGCATGGATTGCCGGCATTAAGTACGGCGATTTGGAGTACGGCGGCGACGATTTAACTGAAATTACTGTTACGCTTAAATATGATTGGGCGAAACTTAATGTGTCGGGCACCGATGGCTCTGCTGCCAAATCTAAGGGCGGGCACACATTCTTCGCTGGTCCTAGCTCTGGTTAATTAAAATAAAAGACAAAAACAAAAGAGGTGTATATTGTCACGAAATAAAGATCGCGTAGGCGGCGCTCACAAAACGAATGTAGAGGCGCCACCCCCTAGCGTTATGCAAGATAATTCAGAAGGGTTTTCATTTGTTGTACCCACTGAATTTGTTGAACTCCCCTCCGAAGGGAAGTACTATCCAGAAGGGCATTCTCTTCGTGGGCACGATAGTATTGAAATCAAGCAAATGACAGCAAAAGAGGAAGATTTACTTACTTCCAGAACGCTTTTAAAAAAGGGTGTTGCTTTAGACCGAGTAATTCAGAATTTGATTGTTGATAAAAGTATTAATGCAGCTAGCTTGTTGGTTGGCGATAGAAACGCTATTATTATTGCAATTAGGAAATCTGGCTATGGCTCCGAGTACTCTACAAAGGTCACTTGTCCAGCATGCAGAGAAACACAGGAATATTCATTTGATTTAAACGAATTAGAGATTAAAAATTTTGCTGATTTCGGAGAAGCGGGTGTTAGCGATAATGGCGACGGCACTTTTCAGCTAACGTTGCCTTCTACTCGCGTCGAGGTTATTTTTAAGTTATTGACCGGCTATGATGAAAGAAATTTCGTCAAAGCAGCGGAAAATGATCGCAAACGAAAACTTGAAGAGAAAAATGTTACAAGACAACTAAAAAATATTATTGTTTCTGTTAATGGTGACGATTCTTCGCAAGCAATTCAATATTTGGTCAATAATATACCTTCGATAGATTCAAGGCATTTAAGAATGGCATACGAACTTGCTTCTCCCAATATTGACATGGCACACCATTTTGAATGTGCGGGCTGTGACTACGAGCAGTATATGGAGGTGCCGCTCACCGCGGACTTTTTTTGGCCTGACAGATGAATATATGGAGAACGTTTACGAGCAGTTCTTCTTTTTAAAATATTCAGGCGGTTGGTCATTTTTAGAAGCATACAATCTTCCAGTTGGTTTGAGAAAGTGGTTTGTTAATAGATTGATTAAACAACTTGAAGCCGAAAAAGAAGCAATCGAGAATGCCTCTTCGGGTAACGGTTCTAATAGACAAACATTATCGGCGCACAACCAGCCACAGCAGCCCACGCACATGCGATGAGGGCACGAAAGACAGAACTCAGTTCTGTCTTTTTTGTTATGAAACTAATTAGTTGTAGATAAGTTCAAGAAGAGGTTGTACCTGTGGGCGATACGCCAATTACAAGAGCCGAGAAGTTACGCGCATTAAATGCGGAGATTCTCAGATTAACACAAGAGATTAACGACGCTTCGACTAGTCCGGCAGCCGCCACAACTGCGCGCATCCAACTTGAGGCCACGCAGAACATGGTCAACGCCTTAAGATCGAGTGTAGAGGCGCGCCAAGAGGAGGTTGATCAAG